ACTCCGAGCTACTTGAAGAGCATAAGGAGGGGAATGTCATCAAACTATCCAACGGCCAAATTGCAATTTACCCGAATAACCGCATCAAGTGGATGCCAGTTTCATTGACTGGCAAAGATGCAGCCGCAACCATTCCTGATTGGAGTGTGGCAACAAATAGCCAGTGGGACGAGTGGTGGTCTGACTCTGACGAAATCCTTGGCGATGCTAAATGGGCGTATTGAAACAAACGTAGAACATAAATATGAACCGTTCCTCTCCATCGTCTTATTCTCCGTCGCTTGTTCCTATACTTATGAAAGACCTACACACTCCAATCGAGCCAAATCAACTGCATCCGATGTTGTTGGATGATGCGAACATAGGCAACATCGTCGCATTCGACTGCCGCGAAAGGATGCTCACCATCCAAGTCGATGAGATGCCAAGCGGCAAAAAGCCTGGACACAGACTTGGAGCGCGGGCGATTCTGGTATTCCTGCCGGAGAACGACCCACATCAAGCGACGGCAGGCGATGAACTACCGAAAACATAACCAAAATCCACATTGACGCAGGAATTAAACACGGAATTAAACACGGAAATGAAACCCATGAAGAC